GGCCGGCAAGTACGTCATGGTCAACGGCCGGCGCTTTGAAGGGCCTGTGTACGTGGCCCGCAAGACCACACTCGGAGAGATCAGCTTCGTCGACCTCGGGGCCGACGGAAACACCACCGCCAACATTGCCGCCGGTGCATCCGGCGGCAGGGAGCCATCTGACATGCCCGAAACCAACATCACCGTCACCACTCAGAATCAGGATGCTGCCGCCATTGATGACGCCCCCGGCACCCTCACCGCCGCCTCCAACACTGGCAGTGGCATCGCCGATCTGGAACAGATTCTCGCGCGTTCCCGCGCCGAGCATAATCGTCGCACGCGCATCGCGGATATGACCGCCAGGATCGCCACCGATCGCCCAGAACTGGCTGATGATCTTGACCGGCTCAGCAAGTCCGCCCTCGAAGCCAAGTGGGACGTGCAGCGCTACGAACTCGAAGTGCTGCGTCTCTCCCGCCGCGCCCCGGGCATCATGGTGCGCCAGCGCGTGGGCAGTGACGCTCAGGTGCTGGAAGCGGCGCTTTGTCTCTCGGGCGGACTCGAAGATGTGGAGAAGCAGTACGCCGAGCCGGTGCTCAGTGCCGCTGGTCAGCGCTTCCGTCATGGCCTGGGCCTTGGCGAACTGCTGCTGACCTTCGCGCAGTCCAACGGCTACCACGGCGCGGGCCGCTCGAATATTCAGGAACTGCTCCGTTTCGCTTTTGCCGCCCCCGGAAGCGGCACCATCGAAGCATCTGGTCCCTCGACCTTGAACCTGCCGGGCATTCTGTCGAACGTGGCCAACAAATTCCTTCGCGCCGGATTCGAGGCGGTGGAATCAACGTGGCGCGAGATCGCCGCGATTCGGCCCGTCCGCGACTTCAAGCAGATCTCCAGCTACAGCCTCACTGGTGGGTTCCAATACGAAGAAGTCGCACCAGGCGGTGAACTCAAGCACGCGACGGTGGGCGAAACGAGCTACACCAATCAGGCCCGCACGTATGGCCGCATGTTCTCCATCGATCGCCGCGACATCATCAACGATGATCTGGACTCACTGACTGCTGTGCCGCGCCGCCTTGGCCGTGGCGCTGCCCTCAAACTCAACGAGGTCTTCTGGACTGCGTTCCTGGCCAACTCGGCCTTCTTCGCTTCAGGTAACAACAACTATGCGGAGGGCGCTGACACCGCCATCGGCATTGACGGCCTGACAGCGGCGGAACTGCTCTTCCTCAATCAGACCGATCCGGATGGCCATCCTCTGGCGGCGATGCCGGTGATCCTGCTGGTGCCCAACGCACTCTTGGTGAAGGGTTCGCAGCTCATGAATTCCACCGAGCTGCGCGATACGACGGCCAACACCAAGGCGCTGGTGAGTAATCCCCATGCGGGCAAGTTCCGTGTGGTGCGCTCGAGCTACCTCTCCAACGCGACCTACACCGGGGCATCGGCCAAGGCGTGGTACCTGCTGTCTGATCCCAACGATATGCCGGTCATCGAAGCAGCCTTCCTCAACGGCCAGGAGCGTCCCACCGTCGAGAGCGCCGACGCCGACTTCAACATGCTGGGCATCCAGATGCGCGGTTACCACGACTTCGGCGTGGCGCTCCAGGAGCCGCGCGGCGGCGTGAAAATGAAGGGTGAAGTGTGATCGCCACTGCGCTCTCTTTGTGACTTGATCCTTATTCAAACACCTTCATGGAACCATTCCCATGCCTGCAACCTTTATTCAAGACGGCGACGCGATCGACTACACCCCCAGTGCCGATGTGGCCGCTGGTGCGGTGGTCGTGCTTGAGGACCTCATCGGCGTGACCAAGCGTCCCATCCCTGCGAACACCTTGGGCACGTTGGATGTCACCGGTGTGTTCGAGTTCCCCAAAGAGACCGGCTCGGGCAGCGAGATTGCCGCCGGCGCGATCGTGAACTGGGACGCACTTGCCCAGGTGGCTTATGCCGCGCTGGGCGGTTCCGGGAGTTCCGGGGGTTCCGGGGGTTCCGGGAGTTCCGGGGGTGACAAGCTGCTGGGCAAAACCGTCCTCGCCGCTAGTGACTCCGATGAGACGGTGCGCGTGCGGCTCACTCAGTGATCGAATCGGAACATGACCTAATTCGGGACCGCTCATGCCTCCACCTTCCAACATGCTCGAACGCGGGTCCGCCTGGCTCGAAGCCATGCGCCACCGCCATGCGACCACCACCGTGACTTATCAGCGCGGCACCCCCGGAAGCGGCGATGCCTCTGTGGAAGTCAACGCCACCATCGGCCAGACGACTTTCGAGACCGTCAGTGACAGCGGCGCTCTCGTGAAAGTGCAGAGCCGTGACTACCTGATCCTCGCCGCCGACCTCGTGCTTGCTGATCAGCAGACCGCGCCCAAGCAAGGCGATGTGATCCGAGAAACGGCGACCGACGGCAGCGGCAAGGTTCTGCTGTACGAAGTGATGGCTCCTAACGGCGCTCCCCATTACCGGCATTCTGATCCGTTCCGCACCACGCTGCGGATTCACACCAAGTTCATCGGCGAGGCAACATCATGAACCATCCCGGTTTCAAGAAGGATCTGATCCTGCTCATCGTGTTCCTGCTGGTGATGCTGCTGGCCTGCTACACAACGGCGATCTGTCTGCACCAGCGGTTTTGGCCCGGTAGTGAAACGCCTATCCGCATGGCGAGTCCACTGATGGAGGAGATCGCTTGTCACTGATCACCGACATCGCCGATGCCGTAGCCGCTGAGATCAACGCCGGCGCGTTCCTGCCGGTGCAGGTCCAGCGCCGGGTTCTGCCGGAGTTCGAGCTGGCCCAGCTCACGGAGATGAAGGTCTGCGTGGTGCCTAAGAGCATGCGGATCACCGGGGCAACGCGGGCCGCCAGTCAGTACGAGATTGACGTTGACATCGGCATTCAGCAGAAATTACCCGCAGGCGATACGGATGTGGATACGCACGTGGCCACACTCGGAACGCTGGTGGATCAAATCATCGACCACCTGCGGCAGCGGCCACTGAGCGCAGCGCCTTACGCCACATGGGTGTCCATCGATAACGAGCCGGTGTACGCGCCTGAGCATCTGGTTGAGCAACGTGTGTTCACGAGTGTGCTGACGGTCACATACCGCGCGGTGAAGTAGCGAAAGGGCCAAGGGATGAGGGCCAAGGGCCAAGGCAAAACATTCGGCATTGGAGTCTTCCATGTTCGGCTTCGAGATCACCAAGTTGTTCTTCGACAAGAAGGCGGTGACGAGCAAGACCGATCGCGCGACGCGCAACGTGCTCAGTCGATTCGGTGCCTTTGTGCGGCGCACGGCGAAGTCGAGCATCCGCACCCGCAAGGGCATCAGTGCACCAGGCTCGCCGCCGTCGAGTCATACGGGCCTGCTGAAGAAGTTCATCTTCTTCGGCTACGAACCTAATCGTCGCTCTGTGGTCATCGGGCCAGCGAGGTTGAACCAACGAGGCAGAGGGGCGCTTCCGGGGGCGCCAAGCCTGCTGGAGTACGGCGGCGTGACCGCTGCCAAAGGCAAACGTAAACGTGCCCGCTACCGGCCGCGCCCCTTCATGGGACCGGCCTTCATCAAGGAACGAACCAAGATGCCTGCCCTGTGGCGGGACTCGATCAAGTAAGGATTCATCCAATGCCGCAAACCTTCCTGCTGGGCATGAACGCGAAGATTTATCAGGGCGCATCTGGCGCGGCACTGAACACCCTCGCCGAGATGGGCAACGTCAAGGACGTATCGCTGAATCTCGAAGCGGGCGAAGCCGACATCACCACCCGCGCCAACCAGGGCTGGCGTGCGACCGCGCCGACGCTGCGTGAATGCACCGCTGAGTTCGAGATGCTCTGGAGGCCAGGCGACACCGGCTTCGAGGCGATCAAGATCGCCTTCCTCACCGCATCGACGCTTCGGCTAGCAGTGCTCACCGGTGCCAGCGATGCCTCGGGCACAGAAGGGCCTCTGGGCGACTTCTCCATCACCAACTTCAGTCGCAATGAACCGCTCGAAGAAGCCGTGATGGTCAGCGTGACCGCCAAGCTCGCCGAGTTCGAGGAATGGGTCGAGGTTGCCTGATCTCATCCACTGGTGACATCAGACCCCAAGGAGCAATGAACATGAAAACATTCAGTGACGCAGCCGGTCGGACATGGACGCTTGCTCTGACGCTTGGCACCGCCATGCACGTCAAGGCCAAGCTCGATATCGATCTTCTTCAGATCGAGAGTGGTGATCCTCCGCTTCTAACGCGCCTGGGCACCGACGAAATGCTGCTGGGCGAAGTGCTGTGCGCTTTGCTCGATCCGCAGTTCGAGGCTCACAAGGTCACTGCCGAGGAAGTCAGGAATGCTTTCGACGGTCGCACGCTGCTGGCGGCGCAGAAAGCGTTCTATGAGGAACTCATCGATTTTTTCCAGTCACGCGGCCGCACAGACAGAGCGAAGGCGGTCGCGAAACAGATGAGCCTGATCCAGGCGGCGATCACCGCCATCGAGACGCGCATCGACGGGATCAACGTCGAGCAGACGATCGATGGGCTGATGTCTGGCGCATCGCCGGGGGACTTGGCATCGGGCCAGGCGACCTCAGAGCGCTGACCCTGCGGCATCTGCTGTGGATGACTGAGGGACTGGGCCGTCAGCAGTGGGCGCATACCTCGCTGATCTGTGCCCTGATCGCCAACGCCAACCGTGATCCCAAGAAGCAGCGCCCATTCAGACCCGACGAATTCAACCCGTATGCCGAGCGCCGAGGCTCGGTATTGGATACGGACGTGATCGAGGTGAATGGTGACACGATCGGACTCCTGCGTGCCGCGTTTACAAGTAGAGGCCGCCGTCGGAAGTTTGAGTAACGGAGATGAAACTTGGCAGCGACTCAAGGAATTCGTGCAGGCCGCGCCTTTGTCGAACTGTTCGCTGATGACAGCCGACTCGTGCGCGGTCTGCGCGCTGCTGAACGAAGGATCAAAGCGTTCGGCACATCAGTCCGCCGCATGGGCATGAAGCTGGCCGCCATCAGCGCTGCGGCGCTGGCACCTCTGGCCGTCAGCGCCCGCACCTTCGCAGGCTTCGAGCAGCAGATGGCGCGGGTTCGGGCGCTGACCGGGGCGAATGCTAAAGACTTCCAGCGACTGGGCGATGCTGCCAAAAAACTAGGTGAGACCACAGTCTTCTCCGCATCGCAGGCTGCTGAGGCGATGAGCTTCTTCGCACTCGCAGGATTCGAGGTGGAACAGATTCTTGGTGCGATTGGTCCGGCCTTGAATCTTGCGGCTGCGGGACAAATCGAGATCGCTCAGGCTGCTGACATTGCGGCCAAGATCATGGCGGGCATGGGACTCACCGCCGATGAACTAGGGCAATCGGTCGATGTGCTGACCAAGGCGATGACCACCGCCAACACCGACCTGGGACAACTGGGCGACGCGATGAAGTTCGTTGGTCCCGTGGCCAAGAGCGCCGGTCGCGGCCTCGAAGAAATCGTCGCGGCGATTCAGCTTCTCTCCAACGCTGGCATCCAAGGCGAGATGGCAGGCACAACATTACGCGGTGTACTACTGACACTCACCAGTCCAAGCAAAGAAGCCGCCGAGCAACTGAAGGCACTGGGCGTGCGTGTGCTTGATGCGCAAGGCAACGTGCGCGGGCTGGCCAGCATCATCGACGACATGAACAAAGGGATGCAGGGCTTAGGCGGCGGACAGAAGCTAGAAATCATCGGCCGCATCTTTGATGCCCGTCAGGCAGCAGGCTTTGCGGAACTACTCGCGCAAGGCGGAGATCGCCTGCGCCAGTTCACGGATTCACTGGGCGACTCGCAAGGTGTGGCCAAGAAGATCGCAGGTATCCAACTGGACACACTCACCGGCGATGTGACGATTCTCACGAGCGCCCTCGAAGGATTAGGCATCGCTATCGGCGAGGCATTAGGAGATGTTTTGCGGCGCATGACGCAGACGATAACCCGCGCCGTAGGCATGATCGCTCAGTGGGCCAAGGAGAACCGAGAGGTTGTCACCACTGTCGCCAAGATCACAGCGGCGGTTCTCGCCTCGGCGGTGGCGCTCATCTTCCTAGGCGCGATCATCTCCGGTCTGGGTTCCATGATCGGCGTGCTCATCACCGTGGTCACGAGTGTGGCATCGGTGTTCAAATTGCTGGCCGGTGTGATCGCCTTCCTAGTCTCACCCATTGGGGTTGTGATTGCGGCGCTGGGTGCGCTCGGTGGCTATCTCATCTACATCACAGGCGCAGGTGGCAAGGCGCTTCTCTGGCTGGGTGATCGCTTTCGCGGATTACAGGAGACGGCAACATCTGCATGGCGCGGCATCGGTGATGCACTCGCTGCCGGAGACATCGGACTGGCTGCGAAGATTCTCTGGCTCACCCTCAAGATGGAATTCCAGAAGGGCATCAACGTCATCAAAGCCGCGTGGCTCAACTTCAAGCACTTTTTCATCGACATCGGCAATCAGGCGTTCTTTGGTCTGCTCGCAGCAGGTGAGATTGCCTGGCACGGTCTACAGGTCGCATGGATTGAGACCATCGCCTTCTTCAAGAACCTCTGGCAGAGTTTTGCCTCCGGCGTGGCCAGCACCTGGCGCAGTGTGGTGGGCTGGGTCGAGCGCCGCATCCATGATGTGCATGGCGCTGTCGACAGCAGCTTCGATGCGGAGGAAGCCAAGCGCATCGCCGAGGCCAATGAACAGGCCGACCTCAATCAGATTCAGCGTGAGAAGGAAGCAGCGATCAGCGCCGTGGATCAGGAACGCAGCGCGAAGCGCCAGCAGGAAGCGGCCGTTCACGAACAGACGCTCGGATTAATCGGCCGCGAATACGAGAACGCAAACAAGCAACTGGAAGATGCCGCTGCCAGTCAGCGCAAGGAATCGGAAGCAGCATTGGGGCAGGCCCGCCAGGAGTGGCTTGAGGCCTTGGAAGCGGCAAAGCAGAAGCGCGAAGCCAAGGATGCCCAAGCCGGGCCTGGTGGTATTGAGGGGCCAGAAGACATTCTCGCCAAGGCACGTAAGGCGCTGGGTGGACTGGGCGATGTAGGTCAGCTCATCGAAGATCAGGCGGAAAAGATCGGCGTGCGCGGCACGTTTAACGCCGCACCCGGAAGTCTGCTGGGCCTTCAGACCGGTGGCAAGACGCAGGAGCGTATTGCCAAAGCAGCAGAAGAAACCGCCAAAAACACCAAGCGAATCGAACAAGCGATCAATGACCACTCGATCGCGTTTGCATAAACGAAGGAATGTGAATCCATGCCCATCACGGTTGAAGAACGATACGGCAGAAGGCTCAGCGACCTCAGCGCTGAACTGCTGTACCTCGTTCGCGGGACAACGGACGCCGGTGCAGCGCGAGTGGCGCTTCTCGCTGGTGCGCCTGTTACGCACGATGGACTGCCGCGCGATGATGCTGCAGTTGAGGAGATTGAAGGACTCGATGCCTACATCGGCACCGTGCGTTACGCCTCCCCCGATGGTCAGGCCCCTGAGACCGGTGAGTCTTCCTTCTCCTTTGATACCTCAGGCGGATCGCAGCACATCACCCAGTCCTTGGCGACCCCCGGAAGTTATGCATCCCCCGGCCTTGCGGGCGTACCCAATTTTGGCGGGGCCATCGGCGTGACGCAGGACAACGTCGAAGGTGTGGACATCACGGTGCCGGTCTACACCTTCTCCGAGACGCACTATCTCCCCAACAGCACCGTGAGCAACGCCTACAAGGGCACACTGTTTAATCTGACTGGCAAAGTAAATGACGGCGCATTCAAGGGCCTGTCCGCAGGTGAGTGTTTGTTCCTTGGCGCTTCAGGTTCGCGCCGCGCATCAGAAGACGACTGGGAGATCACCTTCCGCTTCGCCGGTTCTCCCAACAAGACCGGCCTCACCATCGGCGACATCGTGGGCGTAAGCAAGAAGGGCTGGGAGTATCTCTGGGTCCGCTACCAGGACAAGGAGGATGCCGTCGCCAAGATGCTGATCAAGAAACCGATCGCTGCCTTCGTCGAGAAGGTTTATGAGGAAGCGAGCTTCGCGGCGCTGGGCATCGGCACGTAACCATCATTCCCCACACCCCCCACTCAAACCCCACCCCCAAACTCCACGAGATTCACTCATGGGTGACAATCTGAAGAAAGTTCAACCGGGCAACCCGCTGGTCATCCCGGCCGCGACGTTCAACGCCTTCATCGACGCCGCGCAAGATCATCGCCGTCGTCAGCGTGGCGTCGGCCGCGAAAGCCAGGCGGTGTTTCACCAGACCGGCATCATCCTGGTGCGCAATGACACCGGTACTGATCTTGATCGCTTTGCGGCCGTGGGAATCAGCGGCCCCATCATCAGTCCGACTGACAACGAAGACGAGTTCAAGAATCGCGCCACGGCAATTGGTGCCATGCCTTCGGTGCCAAGTCACCGTGGTCGCTTTGCCATCTACCTTGAGCCGGTCGCTTCCGGAGCCATCGCGTCTGCGTGTGTGAGCGGCGTCATCCCATGCCAGATCGATGTCGTACACCAGAGCCATCTGCGCGCCGATGTGGCGCATGATTCAACCACACTCCAGAGCGGACATCACGGCGGCGCAGAGATCATCTGGAAGGAATCTGGCGAAGGTCTCAAGTGGGCGATCATCAAGATTGGTTTGTCTGTGCCCTTGAGTGTCACGTTCGATGTGCGTCTGGTGCAGGTGGGCAGCGCCAGTTTTGAGGAAGGTGAAGCAGACCCTGATGCGGGTATCAACGGCGAGGAAGACTGCACCTTCCAATACGACCTCTACGACATCCGTACCAACGAGATACTGAACAAGAGCGGGGCGCTCGTGCCGAAGCTCACGAACACCCGTCCGGCCATGACGCAGATGGAACCGGCCACGCGGGGCTCGGCCTACTGGACCGTAGAAGACAACGAAATCGTCATCGCTCTGGAAGAAGCATTCGAGCGGCCCACGCCGCGCATGGAGCAGTACGTGGTGACTTCAATGCGGTGTGGTTACGGCGCATCTGGAAGCGGCTCGGGCAGTGGTTCTGGCAGTAGCCCAGGTAGCGGTTCCGGCGGTTCCGGGAGTTCAGGGGGTTCCGGGAGTACAAGCGCGGGTGGCTGTGTGATTACCTATCAGACGGCGCGGGTGCTTTATCCCGCAGGCACTCGGATTGAGCCGGGGCCAGAGTTCACGATCGCGTGTGAGTGCGACTGCGGATCGGAGGCTTTGCCGTGATCACCTTTGATCGGATTATCTGCATCAACCTCGATCGCCGCGCTGATCGTTGGCAGCGGTTGCAGGAGCACTTCGCTGATATGGCGTGGCCGCTTGGTCGCATCGAGCGATTCAGTGCGATCGATGGCCACAAGGTGACGCCGCCCAAGTGGTGGCGCGCCGGGGCCGGCGCGTGGGGTTGTCATCAGTCGCATGTCGCGGTGATGGAAAACGCGATTCAAGATGACATCAAATCGCTT